AGGGCGATCGTTATGTCAACGATGAGGCGCGCGCCCGCTTCTGGAACGACCGTGAGACAGCCCGCCAGGCGCTGGACATGGCTCAGCAACAGGCCCGCAATTCTCAACTCGCCCAGGAAAACGCCAGTCGTGAGGCAGGACTGGAAGCCGATCGCCTCAAGTACGCACAACAGGCCCAGGCGAATTACAGCAAAACGCAGACGGCACTGGAGAAGTACACCGATCGCCAGAACGAACTGAATAAAGCGTTAAAAGAGGGGCGGATCCTCCAGGCTGATTACAACATCAATCTGGCCGCGGCGAAAAAGGAATATGAGGACTCGCTTAAGAAGCCGACGAAAACCAGGACGCCGGGCGGAACGAAACTTACCGACAATACCAGCGCTCAGACCCTCGAGTTGCAAACCCAGCTGGAGGTATTACGCCAGCACTCTGTAATCAACGACAAAATCAGCCAGCAGCGCCAGCAACTATGGAAAGAGCAGGCCAGATTTACAGTTCTTGAGCAGGCCGCCAAAACCCGCAACTTAACAGATGATGAGAAATCCCTTCTCGCCAGCAAGGACAAGGTGCTCGCCCAGGCGGAAATCAATGCAAGTCTTGGGGATCAGATTGTTACTCAGGAGCGCCTCAATCGACTGCAGGATACCTCGCAGAAGTACGTGACTCAGATGAGCGAGAAAACACGGGCGCTGGCAGAAAGTGCGGGTATGAGCAGCCGCCAGACCCAGCGTCGCCTTGAGGAAGCGCAGCTGCTGCAGGGCTGGAAAAATGCCGGGGGCAATGAAGGGGATCAGCAGTACCAGAACGAACTGAATGCCCTCAGGAATTACTATGGTGAACAGGACGCCCTCCGCCAGAACTGGCAGGCTGGCGCCAAATCGGCCTGGGCTGATTACGTTGATTCTGCTGATGATGCCTACGGGCAGGTAAAATCGCTGGCCGCCGCCACGTTTGACGGGATCGGACAGAGCATGGCCGACATGCTTACGACCGGTAAAGGCAAATGGTCAGATTTCACAAAATCCATTCTGTCGATGATGGCGCAGATCCTCGTGAAGCAGGCCATGGTCGGTGTGGTTGACTCTGCCTCTACAGCTCTTGGTTTTGCTGCTGGCGGATTTACGGGTTATGGCGGCAAAAATGACCCGGCGGGTGTTGTCCACCGGGGGGAATTTGTCTTCACCAAAGAGGCTACCAGCCGGATCGGCGTCGGAAACCTGTATAGCCTGATGCGGGGATATGCCAGCGGTGGCCTTGTGGGGGGTGGTAAGGGCATCGCCACGCCTCTGGGGGTGAGTGTATATGCTCCCGTCACGGTTACCCCTTCCCAACAGAGTTCGTCGTCAAGTCAGGCGAATAGTGACGCAGCCGGCAGGGCCTACCAGCAGGTGGTTGACCGTTCCATTCGGGAGGGGATCGCCCGGGAAAGCGAACCTGGCGGAATCATCTGGAATCTGAACAACGGGAGGCGCTAATGGCTATCGAGACATTCCCCTGGCCCATTCAGTCGGCCAGTCAGCCAACCACGAAAAGCAAAGACACCATCCGGAAAGCCCAGTTTGGTGACGGGTACACGCAGGTCAGCGGATCGGGAATCAATGACGAGACGTTAACCTATGAATATTCCTTTACCGGCAGGCCGGATAAAGGGCTGCAGATTTACGCTTTTCTCAGGCGTCACAAGACGAAGGCCTTTTCCTTTCAGCCCCCGTTCGGTGAGCTGGCGCTGTGGCGCGTTGAAGCTGACACCCTGCAAAAAGTAGTCAAGGGCAAAACCGTAATGTATATCTCTGCCACTTTTGAACAGGCCTTTGCACCATGAGTCTTAATAACGATTATCAGAAGCTGGAACCCGGTAATGAAGTCCGTCTTTTTGAAGTCGACGGTACCGGGTTTGGCGTCTCAGATGTTATGCGTTTTCACGCTCACAATATTGCCCATACGCCAGCGGAAATTGAGGCAGCGGGTGGGGATGAGACCAGGCTAACCGCCAAATCCATCTGGTGGCAGGGACAGGAATATAAAGCCTGGCCCTGCCAGATCTCCGGCATTGAAGCATCCACAAGTGGTGGCAACGCTAAGCCAAAGCTGTCGGTCGCTAACCTGGACAGCTCTATTACGGCCCTGTGTCTGGCATATGACGATATGCTTCAGGCAAAAGTGACGATTCATGACACTCTGGCGCACTATCTGGATGCGAAAAACTTCACTGGTGAAAATCCAACAGCCGATCCGACTCAGGAAAAGCTGAAGGTTTTTTATATTGATGCAAAGAGCAGTGAAACCAATGAGGTTGTAGAGTTCACGCTTTCCAGTCCGATGGATCTGCAGGGGCTAATGATACCGACGCGCCAGCTTCATTCCCTGTGCACCTGGTGCATACGTAATAAATACCGTACCGGTGATGGTTGCGATTACGCCGGTTCGCGCTATTTCGACAAAAACAACAATCCGGTCAGTGATCCTTCTCTGGACGAATGCAACGGCACTCTGTCTGCCTGCAAACTTCGGTTCGGTGAAAATAACGAACTCTCGTTCGGTGGTTTCCCGGGTACCTCATTGATCAGGAGTTAACATGCGTAAAAAGACCGTCACGGCCATCATGGCACACGCTGCGCATGAGTATCCGAGCGAGTGCTGCGGCGTGGTGGCGCAGAAGAGCAGGGTAGAGCGATATTTTCCCTGCCGTAATCTGGCCAGGACTCCACAGGATAACTTTGTCCTTTGCCCGGAAGACTACGCCACCGCCGAAGAATGGGGACCGGTGACCGCCATCGTTCACAGCCACCCCGATGCAACCACCCAGCCGAGCGAAACGGATAAGGCCCAGTGTGACGTCAATGGACTACCCTGGCACATCGTCAGCTGGCCGGAAGGTGACTTGCGAACCATCATCCCCCGGGGAGAGATCCCACTTATCGAGCGGCCTTTCGTCCTGGGCGTGTACGATTGCTGGGGGCTGGTAATGAGTTATTTCCGGCAGATACACGGCATCGAGCTACATGATTACCGGGTAAATTATCCCTGGTGGGAGGACGAGTACCCGGATAATTTCTACCAGGAATGCTGGTATGAATGCGGGTTCCGCGAATTCGACGGCGCGCCGCAGCCAGGTGATATGGTGATCATGCAGGTTCAGGCTAATAAGTGGAATCACGCAGGCATCCTGCTGGAAGGCAATATGCTTCTGCACCATCTGTACGGCCACCTGAGCCAGCGTGTGCCCTATGGCGGTTACTGGCAGGAAAGGACGATGAAGGTTCTACGGTACAAGTCTCTATGCTAACCTCTGATAAATTTCAAAGGAGCATGAAAATGAAAAAGTTATTCCTGATGCTTGTTGTGGGGTTAGCAGGCTGCTCTGTGAATTCGCTTGAATCTCAAAAGCCTATTTTTTCTGAGCATACTTCGAAGAGCGCCGATCAGGTTAACAGATGCCTGGCTCCGAAGTGGGTGGAGCTTCGTTCATCAAGTGCCAGCATTCCAACTGAGTTAGGTTACAAAATAACAGCCTCAGACGATATTTTTGGGGCACTTTCGGTGGTCAATATTGATAAATCAGAATCTGGCGGGAGCGATGTTAAGGTATATGCCGTCGCAAAAGGATGGAACGATCACTGGGCCACTGCTGCCAGATCATGTCTTTAATAAAATGAAAATAAGTTAAGCCACCTTCGGGTGGCTTTTTTTATGGAGAAAGAAAATGTCTGAGGTGATGACTAGAATTGAACTCGGCGGAATATTGGGAAAAACATATGGGAAGGTTCACCATCGCTTAATACGTACAACAGCAGAGGCAATAAATTCTCTTACCAAAACAATTGAGGGGATCGAAAAGTTTTTAATTACCAGTAAAGCTCGGGGGCTTACGTACGCGGTTTTTAAAGATAAGAAAAATATCGGACAAGACGACTTTGGCTTTCCGGTGACCGGTGAGGTTATTCGAATTGTGCCTGTAATCATCGGCAGCAAAAAAGCTGGTGTACTCCAAACTATCCTCGGCGCAGTGCTCGTAGTTGTTGGCGTAGCGGTTGGTTATCTTTCCGGCGGAACGCTCTCAGCAGTGGGCTACGGTGCCGCAAAATTAGGTGCAGCCATGATGCTCGGTGGAGTAGTCCAGATGCTTTCCCCTCAACCAACTGGCCTTGCCAGCAAACAAGATGCCGATAACCGCGCCTCTTATGCGTTCGGCGGCGTAACGAACACCGCAGCGCAGGGTTATCCGGTTCCCCTGCTTTACGGACGTCGGCGCATCGGCGGCGCGATCATCTCCGCAGGCATTTACGTCGAAGATCAGCAGTAACAATAATCCTTTCATTCAGGCCACCTCAGGGTGGCTTTTTTTATGGGCGCAATATGGTAAACGCAACCGCTATCAGGGGCCGCAAAGGCGGTGGCTCTAAATCACGCACACCCACCGAACAACCCGATGATCTCCAGTCTGTAGCGAAGGCCAAAATTCTGATAGCT